AAAGAACTATATAGATAGTACATATACTCAACACTATGGTAGTGGAAAGATTCAGACAACAGAAGTCACCTTTGATGCTGGTCATGGAGAAAGTTTTTGTATAGGAAATATACTAAAATATGCTCAAAGATTTGGTAAGAAAGAGGGCAAAAATGAAAAAGATTTATATAAGATTATTCACTACGCTATAATATTACTAGGCACTATGCATCAGGCAGAAGTGCAAGAACACAGAGAATTTGAAGACCACATGCAAGAAGGAGTAGAATAATGAAAACAGTTTTAAAACATGGTATGATTTTAGTCTTTGCATCATCAGTAATTTTATGTGCTGTTTTCTGGACTATACTATCAGCACTTATAGGACACTAGACAATGACAGCCAGAGGAGTTCGTGCGAAATCACATGAAAAACTAGACGACACAAATTTACAAAGAGTGTGGGAAGCACTCAACAGCGACACGCCTGTCACAAAGAAAGAAGCGTGTGAAATGCTCAATATAACATATAATACTACTAGGTTAAACAGAATACTGGAAGAACATAGAGATACTATGGAGTATCGAGCAAAAAGAAAAGCAGGACTTAAAGGAACTAAGGCTACAGATGCAGAAGTAAAACAAGTTATAGAGTGGTATTTACAAGAACACCCTATATCAGATATTGCAAAATCAATGTATCGTAGTTCTACTTTTGTTAAAAATATAATTAATAGAGTAGGTATACCAGAAAAAAGACCAAAAACAGAGCAAGGCGGAAAACACAAAATAGGATTTTTACCTGAAGAATGTGTTAAAGAAATCTTTGAACCAGGCGAGAAAGTCTGGTGTGCAAGATATGACCTGCCAGGCATAATTAAAAAAGAAACTATACATGAGTCTACAAATTATGTAGAAAAATATGGGGCAAAATGCTACCAAGTGTATGTAATACAATTAACAAACTTTGAAAGTCCTTACTTTGGCTTTCAAGAAATAGGTGGATTTAATGCTCACGCATTAGCCTACGATATAGGCAGTTTAAAACATTTAGAAAAGTACGGCGCTGAAATTTAAGGAGAAACAGCATGGAGCCATGGACGTTTATAGCGTCTTTTTGGTTGACAACATGGCTTATGCTAATATGGAGAACATACTCCATTAGTATGCTCATGATTGGAAAAGACCGAAGAGGCGAATTAATAATAAAATACAAATTTCTACACTTTATAGTATATTGTATAGGAATGTTTGTAATGACACCATTCATATGGCAAGTAGCTATATTTGAAGACTCACGAAGAAGGTGGGTAAAAGCATATGTAAATGGTATACTAGGAATAGCAAAATGAATCAAGGAATTATTAGAGAAGCATTAAAAGCTAAGTACGTAGGAGACTTAGCTGAAGCAGAAGCAAATATAAGAATATATTTGAGTAATCCTGCAGGTATTGGAGAACACTCAGATATTATAGGTGCAATAAATGAACAGGTAGAAAAAGCTGTTCATGCACAGGAAAAATTAGATTATATTAATAATCTAGAATGGTAAGGAACTAAAATATAGTTCTTGACATGGCGTCTATTTTTCTGTATAATATTAATATATGGGAGATAGATTTTATCAACAACAACTCGACAGATTAGGGACTTGCCCTGGCTATCGAGGTACAAAAAGGAGAAGACGCATGGCATGGACAGATGAATCCAAAGCTCAAGCCGTTGAGATGTACACAGAAGCTGAACCAACTCCAGAAACTTCAATGGAGATTGTTAAAGACATAGCTGAAGAGTTAGGCGAAAGCCCTAACGGAGTCAGAATGATTTTGACTAAAGCTGGCGTGTATGTTAAGAAAGCCCCTGCAACAAGTTCTAGTAAATCATCAACAGGTGGTGGAACTAGAGTAAGTAAAGCTGACGCTGCTCAGTCATTGAAAGATGCATTGAGTGATGCTGGTCAAAACATTGATGACGACATCATTGACAAATTGACAGGTAAAGCATCAGTATACTTCACAGGTGTTATCAACGCAATAAACAACTAATGTCTATTGAGCAACTATTAGTATTAATAGTGCTATTAGTAACAATGTGGGCATTATGGTAAACTAATACTAGCCATTACTAAAGAGAAAGAGTTTTCTTAATAGTAATGGAGTATTATAGTGAAAAAGCAAGACTTTATAAGTCAAGTGAAAAATTGTGGAGACGCAATTATCACATACCGAAGTACTAACTCTCGAAAACTAAAGTATAATGTTTGTACCTTAGATTTTGATAATAAGTATATACAAAGTAAAAAGAACCGAGCCAAAGAAACAGCGGATTCGGTTCTTTTGTTTTGTTGGGATACTGATTCTTACAGACTCTTAATGCCCAAAAATGTAACTAACATTCAACCCCTTAGTGCAATTCTGAGGAATAAAAGATGATGCTGCATGAGGCTCCAGAGATATACGAAAAGATTATCTCCGAGAACGAAGAAGCAACCGAACAAATAAGACTTACTATCAATACATTTCGAGATGTTGAATACTTACATCTAAGAAAATATTACCTTGACTTTGATGGCGATTTTAAGCCATCTAAAGATGGGGTAGCAATGAAGCTGGATTTCAATAATTCTAGGGGATTATTCGAAGGATTAGTAGAGATTATCTCCCTTGCCGAGGCAAAGGATATTTTAGAAGAACACTTCAAAGATATACTAGATAAAATTTACCTTAACTAAAAATAGTTCTTGACACGGCTTCGAAAAAATTGTATAATATATAAATGGAAAATTTAAAAGAAGTATTAGACTCAGCGTCAAGAGATTACTATAATGGTAATCCAACAATGTCAGACGCACAGTTTGACAGATTAGCTAAGTTAATAGACTATGAGGAAGTTGGTTCATCTTCAACAGATAACAGAGCACCTCATATGTACCCCATGTATTCATTACAAAAGGTATTTTCCAATGAGATTGGCACAAAAGACCCATTCAACAATTACAAGGGCTCAGTCCTTGTAACACCTAAGTTAGATGGTGCTGCTGTGTCATTATTATATGTCGAAGGACAACTACTTCGTGCATTAACAAGAGGCGATGGTAAGCGTGGTTTGGATATAACAAATCATATGTCTACCTTAGTTCCTGAATATTTAAACTTTGATTTGATGGTTCAGAACATTGTCCAAGTTACTGGCGAAGTTGTTGCCCCTAAGACTATCAAAAATGCTCGCAACTATGCAGCGGGCGCACTCAATCTAAAGTCCACAGACGAATTTCGCGAAAGAGAACTGCGCTTTATAGCGTATGGCTTACAAGAAAGCTGGAATAGGCTATGGTCTGAAGATATGACGTTCTTACAAGATTCTTTTTTCTGTACTGCTACAATGAGTAATTGGACTCAGTACCCAGACGATGGACTTGTATTTCGTATAGATAATCATAAAGAGTTTGAAAGTAGAGGATATACTTCACACCACCCAAGAGGTGCATACGCACTCAAACAAATACAGTCAGGAGTAGAAACTACTCTGTTAGATGTTGTTTGGAATGTAGGAAAATCAGGAGTGGTTGCTCCAGTAGCACACTTAGAACCAGTTGAGATTGATGGCGCAATGGTCAGTAAAGCAACTTTACATAATATGCGCTATATATCAGACCTAGACCTAGAGATAGGTTGTCAAGTAGAAGTAATCAGAAGTGGAGAAATTATTCCACGAATAGTAAGAAGATTATAATGGCAAATAATGTATCATTTTATATAACAGCAGATTCAGAAGTAGATTTTACTAAAGAATTTAAGATGCAGACTTATACCCGCACTTGGGAAGATTCTTCGTGGGAAGTCACAGAAGCAATAGAACTAGAAAAACAACCCTTCATGGAAAATCTTGGTCAAAAGTGGTCATTAGATGATGGCGATAGTTGGCTTGAAAATGGCTATGATTGGTATTGTGATAATGTTGGAGCAAAGTGGTGTAATATTGAAGAAGTAGATGAAACTCAAGTTTATGGGTATTCAGCATGGTCACCTCCAACAGAAATGCTAGGGCATTTAGCCAAGCATATGAAAACAGGTCTACGAATGAACTATGAAGACGAGTTTCGTAATTTCATAGGAGTAGCATGGGCAGACGAAGATGGTGACTATTCTTACGAAGAAATTGAAGGCGACGAACTCGTAGAACAACTATGCGAAGAACTGGGTATAGAAGAACTACCAGACGATTTTGAATGGTTTGAAGAATACGAAGATAGTGGTATTTATCCAGCTGATTGGATGGATGACGCTGTTTTTAATTGGTTTAGCGAGCAATAGTGCCAAGTATAGGTAAGTATAATCATACTTATTTTGAGAACCACCCCGAAGAAAAAGATAAAGAGGGAGTTCTCTACGGTATAGTCTTGGTCAATGAAAAAACTTTTGAAAGAGAGTGCATCAAAGTCGGTATAGCTAGTGGAAAAGATTGGCGGCATATTATAAAGCGTAGTAGAGGTTTTAAAGGATACGATATTCGTATTCAAAAGACTTGGTCTAGTACCCTTTATAATGTGTGGGCACACGAACAGTACCTACATGATATGTATAAGCAAGATAAATATGTTCCTATGTTCAAGTTTGGAGGTCATACAGAGTGTTTCAAAATTGATTCGCTCATTCTACAGGACTTCCCGAAAAATAGTTCTTGACATGGCAACTGATTTTTGTTATAATATATAAATAGAAAATGAATAGAGCAAATACGAAACAAATAGTCCCGCCAAAAGTCTGCCCATCATGTATGTTAGACTTAGTATGGGAAAAAGATCAGCTTTTCTGTCATAACATCAAGTGTGGTGGTAAGACAACAAAGAAGATTGAACACTTTGCTTCAGCTCTTAAAATTAGAGGTCTCGGGCCTCGCACAGTAGAGAAATTACAGATTCAAGATTTGTACGACATCTACGAGTTGCCTCTCGAAATAATGATTGAGGCACTACAATCCGAGAAACTAGCAGTTAAA